GATCAAAAAAACTCTGCAAGTCGCGCGCACATAGAAGGGAGGTTAAAATATGCCAGAAAATACGACGACAACGAAAAACAAACCACAAAAAAGAACTAATTATCTGACAGAAGGAAGGATAAAGAAAGAGAAAGCAAAACTTTCTGAAATGTTCGCGGGGATCGAAGACGAGGACCGACGAACCCTTGTAAATTCAGTGATTGACGAAGCGGCCTTCCTGAAAGTCGCACTTCTGCAGGCCAAAACAGAATTGAAAAAAGAAGGCCTGACAACCGAAACGAAAAACGCTTCGCAGAAATTCATAAAAGCCCACCCTTCAACGGCAATTTATGAAAAATACGCGCGGCAATATACCCAAATTATTAACCAGTTGATCGAATATTTACCGCCAAAAGAGAAGAAAAAAGTTTCAAAATTGGCGGCGCTTCGTGATGAATAAGCAGGCACACAATTATATTTTTGAATACCACGACGCGATCATGTCGGGGCGTATTCGGGCCGGTAAATGGATCAAAGCGATCTATAAAATTCTGGTTGAGGGTATCAAGAACGGGGAATGGGTTTTCGACCAAAAGAAGGCCAACAAGGCGATCAAGTTCATAGAAAACTACTGTCACCATTCGGAAGGCAGAAACGACCTTCTAAAGTTGGAATTGTGGCAGAAAGCGATCGTTTCCGCGATCTTCGGTATTCTGGACAAAAACACCGGGTACCGGCAATTCAGGGAAGTTTTTCTGGTGGTTGCAAGAAAGAACGGTAAAACCCTATTCGCCGCCGCGATCATGGCATACATGGCATATATAGACGGAGAATACGGCGCGAAACTGTACTGTCTGGCCCCAAAATTGGAACAGGCCGATCTTGCATACGACGCATTTTATCAGATTGTGCAGCAGGACGAAGAACTTTCCGAGATTAGCAAGAAACGCCGTTCGGATATTTATATTCAGGAGTTCAACACGACCATAAAGAAGATCGCGTTCAACTCTAAAAAGTCCGACGGTTTCAACCCGCATTTCGTACTAAACGACGAAATGGAAGCGTGGCCGGGCGATCAGGGCTTGAAACAATACGACGTTATGGCGTCAGCACTGGGAGCCAGAAAACAACCGCTTATTTTGTCAACGTCAACGGCGGGTTATGAGAACGACGGAATTTACGACGAACTTATGAAGCGATCAACGGCGTTCCTGAAAGGCAGAGGAAAGGGCGACACGGAAAAACGCCTTCTTCCGTTCCTGTTTATCATTGACGACGTGGAGAAGTGGGACACCCGCGAAGAATTAGAGAAGTCAAACCCGAACTTGGGCGTTTCCGTATCGTGGGAATACTACGAAGACAAGATCGCCGTTGCAAAGAAATCACTTGCAGCAAAAGCGGAGTTCTTGACGAAGTTTTGTAACATCAAACAAAATTCTTCGATTGCATGGCTTGACTATGTGGACGTAGAAAGGGCAGCAGGACAGAACTTCACCCTTGAAGACTTCCGCGGGTGCTATTGCGTGGCAGGAATTGACCTTTCCAGAACGACGGACCTTACGGCCGCTTCGCTCATTATCGAAAAGGACGGGAAGAACTATGTTATTACAAAATTCTTCATGCCGCGGGAACGCTTCAAAGTGGCGATCAACGAAGAAAATGTTCCGTACAACATTTTTGAACAGCAAGGCTTCTTGAAAATATCCGGAGAACATCAGGTGGACTACAAAGACGTGTTTAACTGGTTTATTGAACTTGTAAAGGTTTACAAGATCAAACCGTTAAAAGTAGGCTATGACCGTTATTGCGCGGGCTATCTGGTGCAGGAAATGAAAGAAGCGGGCTTCCACATGGACGACGTATATCAGGGAACAAACCTTACACCGGTATTACATACCTTTGAAGGTGACTTGAAAGACGGGGCGTACTGTCTGGGCGAAAACAATCTTCTTCGCGCGCACCTTCTGAACGTGGCCGTCGATATTAACATAAACGACAGCCGCATGAAGCCGGTAAAACTGGAAAAGCGCGCACACATAGACGGCGCCGTGTCAATCTTCGACGCGTTGGCCGTGAAAATGAAATTCCACAAAGAGATCGGGAGACAACTTACAAACGCAGCGTAAAAAGAGGGCTTCGGCCTTCTTTTTTGCTACCTGAAAGTAGGTCAGAATTTCACGATCTTTTTTTGTACGATTGAAGCATGGAAATTTAACCGGAATTACAGGACAAAGAACAGGGGGTGAAGACAAACGGGAATTATAAAAGATTTTTTGAATTATAGGCGTTTCAAGTATAGCCCGATCTTCACGATCCGCGGTGAATATTCAGCCGGGGGCGGTCTGGACGATAGCGACATTATAGGATCTATCGAAAATTGCATAGCGGTAAACGTGGCGAAATTAACGCCGCAGGTTATGAGAAAAGACGCCCGCGGAATGACAATAAAAGACGACTATCTGGCCCGCCTTCTTTCTTTGAGGTGGGCGCCGGAGTTATCAGCATACGACGCACTTTACAAAATGTCGGCGACACTGGTTAGAAAGTCGAACGCCTTCGCGGCGGTGATGTATAACGAGGACTTCACGAAGGTAAAACAGATCGTACCGCTTACGGTGTCTTCCTTCCGGATCTATGAAGACGACGACGGAAATATTTTATTCCGGTTCACTTGGGACTACGACGGGAAAACGTATGTATTGCCATATCAGAGCGTGATCCATATTCGCGCCCGGTTCAGTAAAAAACGCTTTATAGGTACACCGCCGGATCAGGCGATAAAGACAACCCTTGAATTACTGGACGCCACCGGGCAAGCCTTGAAAAATACCGTGAAAAATTCGGCAAACTTAAAAGGCTACCTGAAATACAACAACTTCGCAGACGAAGACGAACTGAAAAAGAAGGTTCAGGAGTTTCAGGCGGCATACATGAGCGCCGAAAACGACGGCGGCATAGGCGGGCTTGATAATACCATGGAGTTTCACGAAATCACGCAGAGAACGCCGAACATTCCGACGATACAAAGCCAGTATTTACGTGACAACCTATACCGCTATTACAACGTGAACGAAAACATTTTAATGTCAAAGTTCACAGAAACGGAGTGGAACGCCTTCTATGAAAGCGTGATCGAGCCGATCGCCCTGCAGTTATCCCTTGAATTTACTTTCAAGTTATTAACAGAGCGCGAACGCGGCTTCGGAAACAAAATCATTTTCACTTCTAACCGGCTGCAATACGCGACGTTACAGACAAGAGCCACGATCGGTTCTACCCTGTACGACCGCGGAATTATCACGATCAACGAATACAGGGAACTAATGTATTATGAGCCGATCGAAGACGGTGACGTGAGAATGGTAAGTCTGAACTATGTGAAGGCAGACGATCAAAGCCTTTACCAGACAGGACAGGCAAACGGCGGCGCAGGTCCCGGATCCGGATCCGAAGAACCGCCGGCAGCAGGTGAAGGGCAGCAGGCGGCGACGGCAATTCAAATTTTGAAAATGTTCGTGCCGGTGACTATGAAAGGCGGTGAAAAAAGAAATGCCAACACTTAAAGGTTTTACTTTCAAAAATCAAACGGAGACAAGCGCGGATCTGTATTTCTACGGTGACATTGTTTCCGACTGGTGGGGAGCATGGCAAGACGAAGACCAGTACCCGGACGCGATCAAGAATTTCCTTTCGGAGCAGGAAGGAAAAGATCTGAACGTTTACGTTAATTCCGGCGGCGGTTCCGTATTTGCCGGGATCGCGATCTATAACATGATTAAGCGCCACGCAGCAAAAGCGAACGTGAAAGTCTATGTTGACGGTCTGGCCGGTTCAATCGCTTCGATCCTTGCGTTCGCAGGAAGCGAACCACCGAAAATTCCTTCAAACGCCTTCTTGATGATCCATAACCCGTGGAGTTATTGCGAAGGCAACGCGGAAGATATGCGAAAAATGGCCGACGATCTGGACCAGATCAGAACCGGAATTTTGAACATATACGCCGAACACCTGAAAGAAGGTGTAACAATCGACCAGATCGAAGCGTTAATGGACGCCGAAAGTTGGTTAAATGGGGAAAAAGCCGCGGAATATTTCGAGGTAAAGACCACGGAAGCGAAGGAATACGCGGCAGCAGTCGGGGACTACATGAAGAAAGCCCACTGCAAGGTCCCGGAAAAATTAAAAATTGCAAAGGACGGACACGATCCGGAGCAGCAGGCGGCAGAAGAAGCGGCCGCGAGAAAAAGACAGGAGATCCGCGATCTTACTGTCAAAGCAATTATGGAAGGAGAATAAAGCATGAAATATGAAGATCTTGTAAAAATGAGCGTCAAAGAATTAAAAGATCGCCTGAAAGACCTGAACACACAGGCACAGGCAGCAGCAGGAAAAGACCTTGACGCGCTTCTGGAAGAAGCAACCACGATCACAGGTATTCTGGACGACGTAAAGAACCGCGAGAAGTTGGCTGGTATCGCAAAAGACGCAGAAGGCGGCGCAGAGCCGACCGGCGGCGAAAAAGGCGAGGAAGTGAAGGACAAGGCCAGAGAGGAACGCGGCCAGAACATCAAAGACGGAAAAGCGGTTAAGTTTTCTGCAAAGAAAACATTCGGCGTAAAGAACGCCCTTTCTGTCAGCCAGACCGTAACACCGACACACAGCGCGGCAGATGTGAAAGAAACCTTTAACGACGTTTCTTCCCTTGTGGATCGCGTAACGTCTATCCCGTTAAACGGCGGCGAGACATACCAGAGGGGCTATGTTAAGTCCTACGGCGACGGAGCAGGCGGCACCGCAGAAGGCGGCGACTACAACGCAACAGAACCCGTTTTCGGCTATGTAACGATCGAGAAACAGAAGATCACCGCATACACCGAGGAACCGGAAGAAATGATTAAACTTCCGAACGCAGACTATGACGGCGTAGTGGAAGGATCCGTAACAAAGGCGATCCGTAGATACATGAGCCGCCAGATCTTGATCGGTGACGGAACTTCCGGAAAGTTCAAGGGAATTTTTCACAACCCGACAGAGACAAAAGATCAGGTTATCGATCCGGCAACCGATCTTTCTATGACCGCAGTTGACGACGGAACACTGGACGAAGTTATTTATTCTTTCGGCGGTGACGAGGACGTGGAAGACGCTGCAGTTCTGGTTCTGAACAAGAAAGACCTGAAAGCCTTCGCGAAACTTCGCGACAAGCAGGGAAGAAAGGTTTACACCATTGTAAACCATGGAAACACCGGCACGATCGACGGTGTACCGTATGTTATCAATTCCGCTTGTGGAGCAGTCACAGACGCACAGACAAAGGCGATCGTTTACTGCATGGCATACGGGCCGTTAAGCAACTACGAAATGGCGATCTTTTCTGACATTGACGCCAGAAAGTCCCTTGATTATAAGTTCAAGCAGGGACAGATCGCATACCGCGCGGACATTTTCGCGGGCGGTGCCGTAGCGGCCCACAATGGCTTCATCAGAGTAAAACGCCCGGCGTCAGCGTAAGCAATAACAGGAAAGGCGGCTTCTTATGACGATTGACGAGTTAAAGGCGGCCGCAAAGTTACGAACGCGGAAAATGTCAACGGACGAACTGGACGAAGACGTTTTCCGTTACGTTGACTTTGCGCTGGCAGACCTGAAAAGAATAGGTGTCGCGGAAGAATACCTGAAAGCCCCGGAAGATCCGTTGATAATTGAAGCCGTTCTAACTTATGTCAAGGCAAATTATAGCATGGACGCAAACCACGAACGGTTAATGAACAGTTACAACATGATCTTAACCAAAATAAAAGGCGGTGAATACAGATCGACGCAGTAATAACATTGATAGATCAGGGAGAAACCCGCGAAGAAGACGTGAAAGTGAAGATTTTCGCGACAGTGAACCCGATCGGCCGTGATGAATACGCGGCAGCAGGTGAAAAGGGAATGAAAGCCCGCTATATGTTTGAGGTTTTCGCGAACGAATACACCGGTCAAGACGTCGTTCTGTACGGTTCGGAGCGCTTGACGGTGTACCGGACGTATGGCCCGAAAGCAAACGACAAGATCGAAGTGTACGCAGGGCAGAGAGTAGGGAACAGATAGTGGGTATAAAGGTTAGTGAACTTGCGCAGGAATTGGCGCAGGGGCTTAGCGAGTATTCGCAGGAAGTAGCGGACGCGATCAAAAAAGCAACCGACGAAGTGGCCGAAGAAGCCGTTCAGGAGTTGAAAAGCACAAGCCCGGTTTTAACTGGTTCTTATGCGAAGGGGTGGGCCAAAAAGAACACTTACGAAAGCAAGAGTTCCAAACGAAACACGGTTTACAACAAGACCGATTATCAGTTGACGCACCTTCTTGAAAAAGGACACGTCGGCCGCGACGGACGCAGAGTAAAAGCGATCGAACATATTCGCCCGGTAGAGGAAAAAGCCGCGGCAGAGTTTGAAGACAAAGTGAAAGGAGCGATCGGAAGGTGACGACGTTTGAAGAGATCATAAAACGCGCCGAAGGGTTAGGCCTTCCGATTGCGCGAAATCAGTTCACAGCAACAAATAAAAAACCGGTACCAGATCCCCCGTTTCTTGTGTACCTTTCCGCGGAAAGGCAGCGGGGCGACGATACCAAAAACCGGATCCGTGAGATTGAAGGATCACTGGAACTTTACACAGAGAGAAAAGCAGATCCGGATCTGGAAAAGCAGATCGAAGAAAAGGTTTTGTTCGACGTTGAGTTTCGGAAGTATCAAGCACAGATACCACAGGAAGACACAACACAGACGGCCTACGACTTCACGATCACACAGAAAAAATGAAAGGAGAACAGAGCATGGAAAGAATAATTCTTGGAAGCGCTGATGTGTATATTCAGGCCTTCGACGGTTCGACCGTTCCAGTGACTGCAGATATTTGCAAGCCTGAAAATTTAATGGCCTATATTTCCGGCGGCGCGTCCGTGGAATACAAACCTTCTTTCTACACCGCAAAGGACGACACTGGAAAGAAGAGCAAAACGATCGTAACAGAAGAGGAAGTAACCCTGAAAACAGGAATTATGACCTTTGACGGAAACAAGTTCAAATACCTTTGTGACACCGCCAGAGTTACAGAAGACAAGGCGAAGAAGCGCCGCACCGTAAAGATCGGCGGTATCGACAACAGACAGGGCGCGCGCTATGTTATCTGCCTTCACCACAAAGACGCAGTGGACGGCGATATTTGGGTAATGATCGTCGGAAACAATCAGGCAGGCTTCACAATTTCTTTCGAGAAAGACAAAGAAACCGTTGTGGACGAAGAGATCACGGCCCTTCCTATGGACGAAGAAGGAACCCTTCTTATGTACGAAGAGGAAATGACAGAGAGCGAAGCAGCAGCAGTATAAAAGCAAAACCATAACGGCAGGGCGGCGGGTACGCCTTGCCGTTATTTAGTAGAAAGGAGAAATTAGCGTGGCGAATTTAAGTTTTGATTTTAACAAGGTGAAGCGTTCCTTCATGACCGTAACACTGAAAGACAATAGAAAACTGATCGTGAAAATGCCTATGAAAAAGACGTTTGAAAAACTGTCAGCACTGCAGGAAATGGACACGGACAGCATGACGGCAGAAGACGCCATGGACACACTGGGCGGCCTTTGCGCCGAAATTCTTTCCCACAATATGACCGGGGAGCAGGTGACGACGAAAGAGATCACGGACGATTACGACACCGAGGAAATGGAAGCACTGATCGACGCTTACATGGAGTTCGCGGGCGGCGTAAAGAATAACCCAAACTAAAGATCCCCTTCTATCCCGGCGGGGATAACGAAGGGGTGTATTATAAAACACTCACACGCGGCGAAAAACTGGTGATTGACTACACCGGTTTGAATATATGGCAGGTGCAAGAACTGGACCTTGATCTATACCTTTTCTTCATGCGCGAAGCGTTTATTCACGAAATGAACCAGACAAAGGAAGGCAGAAAATACCTTGAAAATTGTTGGCGAATTTCACAAACAGAACCGGACCGAAAGGCCATTCGCGAGAAGTTCAAACGAAGGGGCGGTGAATAGCAGGTGGCAGCAAGCACAATAAAAGGAATTACCATTGAGATCGGCGGCGACACTACGAAGTTAGATAAAGCCCTTTCGGGCGTCAATAAACAGTCGCGCGATCTGCAGAAAGAATTAAAAGAAGTTGAAAAAGGCCTGAAACTGGATCCGAAAAATACGGAACTTCTGGCACAGAAACAGACGCTTCTAAAAGAAGCCGTGGCCGCTACTTCTGAAAAACTGGACGTTTTGAAGTCAGCAGAAGCACAGGTTCAGAAGCAGTTTGAAAACGGCGAAGTGTCGGAAGAACAGTACCGGGCTTTGCAAAGAGAGATCGTAAAGACAGAAGCAGACCTGAAAAACCTGAAAACGGCAGCAGAGGACAGCAATTCAACACTTGAAAAGGTGGGAGAGATCGCCGGAAAGATTGGCAAAAAGTCCGAAGCACTGGGAAAGAAACTTCTTCCAGTGACAGGAGCGATCGCAGGGATCGGGACCGCTTCGATCGCGGCATTTAATGAATTAGACGCCGGTTACGATACGATCATAACAAAAACGGGCGCTTCTGGGAAAGCGTTGGACGGCTTACAAGACAGTATGGACGCCGTTTTTACTTCGCTTCCAACAGAAGCGGAAACGGCCGGAATTGCGATCGGAGAGGTAAACACCCGCTTCGGTTCTACCGGAAAAGAACTTGAAGACCTTTCTTCAAAATTCATTCAGTTTTCAGAGATCAACGGAACGGACTTAAACGGCGCGATCGACAGCGTAGACGCCATAATGACGAAATTCGGCGTTGACAGCAGCCACACCGGCGAAGTGTTGGGCCTTCTTACAAAAGCAGGGCAAGACACGGGAATTTCCATGGACACGCTGCAGAATACATTACAGACCAACGGCGCCACATTAAAGGAAATGGGCCTTGATCTCACGTCTTCGGTAAATTTACTTGCACAGTTTGAAGCGAACGGCGTGGACGCCACAACAGCGCTTGCAGGATTGAAGAAGGCGCAGCAGAACGCGACAGCGGACGGAAAGGATCTAAAAGACGCACTGGGCGAAACGATCGAGAAGATCAAAAACGCAAGCAGCGAAACAGACGCACTGCAGGCAGCGACGGAGTTATTCGGAAAGAAGGGCGCCGCAGAAATGACGCAGGCGATCAGGGAAGGCCGCCTTTCTATCGACGATCTTTCCGGCGCCTTATCAGATTACGGAAACGTAGTCGAAGACACATTCAACGCGACACTGGATCCGCCAGATCAGGCAAAAGTCGCGCTTAACAATTTGAAAGTAGCAGGCGCAGATCTTGGAAATACCTTAATGCAGACAGTAGCGCCAGTTCTGGAACGCGTAGTGGAAAAAGTAAAGGCTTTTTCACAGTGGTTTAAGAACCTGAACGACACGCAGAAAGAAACGATCGTAAAGATTGGCGCGGTAGTGGCGGCGATCGGACCGGCTTTAATTATTTTCGGGAAACTTTCTTCGGGAGTATCGAAGGCGATCGGGGCGTTTTCTAAAATATCGGGCGTATTCAAGGCGGCAGGAACGGCCGGGAAAGGCTTGTGGGCTATTTTATCAGCAAACCCGATCGGGGCCGTTGTCGCGGCCGTGGTGGCGCTTGTGGCGGGCTTCGTATTGATGTATAAGAAGTGCGACTGGTTCCGCGAAATGGTAGATAAAGCCTTTGCAGAGATTAAAAAGAGCGTTTCGGAAACAATCGAGAAAATAAAACCGATCTTGCAGCAGTTGGGCGAAAGTTTCAAAAATTTAATGGAAAAATTGAAGCCTGTATTCCAGTTTTTCACGACCTACGTTATGGCGGTGATACAGGGCGCACTTTCAGCAGTAGCGCCGATCATTTCAGCGGTGAAAAATGCGATCAACTTTGTAAGTAACATTATTAGCGCGTTTATGGCACTATTCCGCGGCGATCTGGACGGGTTCGGCCAGTATATAGAAGCAGCACTGAAAAACCTGATCGAGATTGTGAAAAATCTTATAACGGCGGTAGTGAATTATATAATCACATTCTTTCAGACGTTCGGCGTTGACGTGAAGAAAATTTTCTCTGATATATGGTCCGGGATTGTTTCGATCTTTTCAGGCGTCGGCGCGTGGTTTGCGGACAAGTTCCGCGCAGCCTACACGGCAATAACAACGATCTTTTCAGGGATCGGCCAGTGGTTCGCGGCCCGGTGGACGGACATTAAAAACGCCCTGTCAACCGTGGCGACGTGGTTTCAAACCATGTTTCAAAATGCCTATACGAACGTGAAAAATGTATTTTCCGCGATCGGCCAGTGGTTCAACGATAGATACACAGATATTAAGTCCGTATTTTCAACGGTTGGATCATGGTTTTACACAAAATTCACGGAAGCATACACGAATATTAAAAACGTGTTTAGCAATATTGGATCCTTCTTTTCGGGGATCTGGAACACGATCAAGGGCATTTTTACAAATGTCGGAACAAATATCGGTGAAGCAATCGGCGGCGCCTTCAAGTCGGCCATGAACAACGCCCTTGCAACCGTAGAACGTGTGGTGAATAAGGCGATCAGCTTCATTAACGGCGCGATCGACGTTATCAACGATATTCCGGGCGTAAGTATCGGACACGTTGGCGAAGTATCACTTCCGCGTCTGGCAAAGGGCGGCGTTCTGAAAAACGGTCAAGCCATTATGGCAGAAGCAGGCCCGGAGTTGATCCAGATGGTGAACGGCGAAGCGGTTGTAACACCGCTTACGGCTTTGGCAAGGAATACGGCACTTGAAACAGCAGAAGGCGGCGGGAAAAGTTTTGTTCAGAACGTCAACATTACAAGCCCGAAGGCCCTTTCGCCGTATGAGACAGCCCGCCAGACACGAAACGCAACCCGAAACATGGTTTTACAGTTACAGGGGGGTTGATAAATGGCGAAAAGAATTATTTGCAAGAATGAAGACGGGGTTCAAGTGGAATTTAACTATTCCTTTGAACCGTTCTTCCTTGTATCGGTAGACGGTATTTACACGGTGTCGAATAACGTTGTAACGTCGGAAAATACCATGGTGGACGGTTCCACGTATCAGGGAAGCACCACCAAACAAAGAAACATTGTAATAACGGCACAAATGGAACGGGACTATCAGGCAAACAGGGATCTACTTTACAAATGCTTCAAACCGAAGTCAACCGGCCTTTTCACCTACATAGAAGGCAGCGAAACCCGCGTAATTGACTACAAAGTGGAAGAGATCGACATTGACGAAGCGGGAGTGGTTAGAAATTTCAGTATTTCCCTTCTTTGCCCGGATCCGTTCTTCCGGGATCTTGAAGATATTTCCGTATCTATGGCAAGTTGGACGGGCCTTTTTGAATGGCCACACGAATTTCTGGAAGAGAAAGAGCCGTTCGCGGAAAGAACGGCCGAAGTATTGAAAGAGATCGAGAACGACAGCGCCGCGGACAATATCGGAATAACCGTCACACTGGAAGCGGAAGGACCGGTAATAAACCCGGCCGTATATCATGCAGAAAGCGGCGAATTTATCAAGATCGGAAACGAAGTCAGATCCTTTTCTATCAATGCCGGCGACGTGGTGATTATTACCACAGAAACAAATAACAAAGCGGTATACCTTGTAAGGGACGGCGTAAAACAGGAGATCAACGAGTATCTGGACGAAGACAGCGACTTTATACAGTTGCAGCATGGAACAAACACGATCCGATATACGGCAGACGCCGGCGAAGATTACCTGAACGTTACCGTTTCTTACAGGTTCCGTTATCTGGGGGTGTGATATGGAAGTAAGAATTTACGATCGCGATCTGAATTTCAAGGGAGTGATCGAAAACCACACTTCTCTGATCTGGACACGGAAATATTACGAACCGGGAAATTTCGAGATCCACGCCCCGATCACAGAACAAAACCTTCGCTTACTGGCAAAAGGAAACATTATTTCCAAACGTGGCAGCAGCGAAGCAGGAGCGATTGAAGACATAGAGAACGAAGAAAGCGATCTGAAAAATGAGATCACAGCAAAAGGCCGCTTCCTTTCGTCCTACATGGATCGACGCCTGATAAAATCAACCGTGAATTTTTCCGGGAAAATAGAAGTTGCCATGAGGAACCTTCTTTCAGGAGTGACGGCGATCCCACTTGTGGAGTTGGGAACCTTAAATGGTTTCACGGAAACAGTAGAGTTTCAAGCGACTATGAAAAACCTTATGGCCTACGAAACAAAACTGGCAAAGGCCGGAACGATCGGTTATCGCTTCCGGCCAGACTTCCGGAACAGGAAAATTATATTTGAAACCTACAAAGGGACCGACAGGACCACGGCGCAGGGTATCAATTCCCACGTTATCTTTTCGGAGAGTTACAACAACCTAAACAACGTTATTTATAAATATAACGATCAACAGTACAGGACGAAAGCGATCGTTGGCGGGGAAGGCGAAGGAGCCGCCCGCGTATATGTGGAAGTTGGCGGCGGAGCGGGGTTAGATCTTCGGGAAATTTTTGTGGACGCGAAGGACATTCAAAGCGAAGGATTAACAGACGCAGCATACAAAGCAGCACTGGCACAACGCGGCCGGGAAACATTGGCGGCGAATGTTGTTTCTGAAAGTGTGAAGTGCGAAACCGAAGCGGACATAAATTTCAAATATAAAACACATTACGACTTGGGGGATATTGTGACGGTAAAGAAAAAGAAATGGGGGATCGTATTAAACCAGAGGATCACAGAACTTCAAGAAGTGTATGAGTACGGGGGAATGTATGTAGTACCGACCATGGGCGACGCATTACCCGAAAAAATAGATTGGAGCGACAAATAAATGGGACAGTATGCGAATTTCTATAATTCCAGAAACGGCGACCGCGTTTACAATGCCGACAGCATGAGCGAATGGCTTTTACCATTCTTCACAACCGGCGTTTTTAATAATTGCTTCGCCGTGACGGCCACGGGCGACGGTATGAATATAAGCGTCGGCGGCGGCTATGTAAATATCAAGGGAAAGACAAAGCATTTTGAACAGGCGCAGATCTTCACCCTTGAAAAAGCGTCCGGAACGTTGGCCCGTATCGACAACGTGATCTTGCGAAGGGACGACACGGAACGCGACTTTTATATTCTGATCGAAACCGGTGGTTTCAGCAAAAACCCGGTAGCACCGGAAATTACAAGGACCGAAGCGATCCACGATCTGAAACTGGCAGAAATCAGGGTGGAAGTCGGAGCGATCAAGATCACACAAGACAATATAACAGATACACGAATGAACGCCGACGTTTGCGGGTGGGTAATGGCAACCGTAAAAGAAATTGATTTTTCGCAGATCACAGCACAGTTTCAGGCGTTCTTCCAGAAGTATCAGGCACAGATCACGGAAGAGTTCAACGCCTACCAGTCCACGATCACGAACTTAGAGGATCAGGGAACGGCAGCCCTTCACAACATGGAAAACCAGTTTGAAACCTACGCGGGGCAGCAGGAAGAACTTTTCACGGATCTTTACAACCGGATCAAGGATCAGTTATCGAAAGACGCGGCGGCCGCGTTGTGGTTTTCAGTAAATGCGCTGCAGGCAAACTTTGAAAATCTGGCAACGAAGATCATGTTTGAAAACCAGTCAAAGGAAACGGCGGCGATCCTGATCGACATTACGAACGAAAATTCCGGAACGGTTACAACGGCGACGTATGCAGCAGGCGGCAAAACCTACCTGACAGAGCCGGGAACCTACAAAGTAGAGCCGCAGGCCGACAACCTGTTAATTATCCCGAAAACCTTCGTTCTGGACCACACACAGACAACGGAAACGTTGAACTTCACAATTTATGACAAAAACGCTTTCGCAGCCGTTGGCGGCTATGTTGGCGCGTATGTATCTAAAAATTAAGAAAAGGAGAAAAAGACACTATGAAAGGATTTCCGAAAGTATTAAAAACAGCGCAGGACGTGAAGAACTGTAAAGACATGGTGGACGCCGGACAGTTGCAGGCGGCCGACCTTCTGGAAGCAATCGAAGCGATCGAAAACCAGAATTTTATTATTTGCCCGATCCGCGAATTATCAGAGGATAAAAAGACGGTGACGGTTACATATTGCAACGAAGCGGCAGCAGGCGCAAAGGTTACGGCCGGCGGCGTAACTGCAACCATTCAGAGCGTGGAGCATATCGACGGAGAACCGGACGGATCCGGAAAGGCAGAGAAGGAAAAGACAAAGATCACACTTTCGAGAACGATCGCGGCCGGTTCCGAAGCAATCAAGATCACGAACACACCTTCCGTTTACGACACGTTAGGAATGACGGAAGAAGAACTGGAAGCAATCAAAGCAGACCTGCAGCAGTAAGAAAGGAGAAAAACACATGAAATTTTTTCTTTATGATGAAACAATGATGAACACGAAGGCAAAGATCACCACGGAAAAACTGTCAGCCATGAGCGACATTGTATCACAGAAGGCGCAGTATATCACAGCAGCGGGAGCAGCCACACCGAACCAGATCACGATCGCGGCCGGCGTCCTGATCGCCGTCGGTTCTTCTGTATTCAAAACCGTATTAACAAACCTTACAACGGCAAACCTTGACACTGGTTCCGGGTTTGAAATGGGAACGGACTATTATATTTATTGTTGCGATCCGACCAACGGATCCGACACCGTGGACCGCGACGAAGTTTTTGTAATTTCTAAAAATTCCACTTACCCTTCCAGGTACACAGCAGACAACAGCAGAAAGATCGGTGGTTTCCATTATGGAAAGTGCCGCTATGTGAACGCACTTGGAAACCCGATCAACAGCAGCGGAGCAGAAAACGGCAGCGGTTGGCAGGGCAACGTATACAACGGCATTATTCCGAATAGCGTATGGACCACAAAGCACCGCCCGAAGTGCGACGATCCTTCCAGCATGGTTTACCTTGGGAATGGATTGTGGGGCGATATTTACCTTTCTTCTGATAATGGAAGTCAGGGCCTGCAGTCGAAGTATAACGCGAACCCGATCACCGGAACGGAAGGCCTGAACTGGTATATTGCAAACGAGAAGGCCCGCCGCGTAGGAAAGAGACTTCCGACCTATGCAGAATTTTGTCAGGCAGCAGCAGGATCCCCGGAAGGTCAGGACGGAAACAACACCTACGCATGGAGCGCAACCGGAAACACTGGACGCCAGAAAACGGGATATGTTGCGAACGCTATTTCGGCGCTTAATATCCGCGATCTGGTGGGTGACGTTTGGAAGTGGCTTGATGAATTTTGTCTGGATCCTACGGCTTCCGCGTGGAACTGGTACGACGTACTGGACGCGGGCTATGGTGACGCCTATATTCCGTCAAATACCGCACTTCACGCGCTCGTTGGCGGCGGCTATTGGGGCTACGGCGTTCACGACGGTTCGCGCGCGGTCCACGCCAACCGTTACCCGTGGGGCGTCCTCGGCAGCATTGGCGTGTGGTGCGTGTGTGACGCGCAGTAAGCAGAAGGGGCGCCCGAAAGGGCAGCCCCTATTTTCCGGGAGAATAGAACATGGCATATCAAAGCAGAAGTAAAAGCGCGACGCAGGGGAAAGAGGAAACCGCACAAATAGACTACACCCACACCGAAGCGCACCAAATGGCCTATGATTTTTCAGTGTACCTTCATGAGAAAATGAAGAAATTTCCGCACTATGAAAAATTCACGCTGCAAAAGGATATTCGGGAAAGTATCGACGGAATACTGGACGAAATAGAAATATTTGAGATCACAAAGGTAGCAAACCACTTGTACGCGGCCGACCGCTTAAAAAGACGACTGGTACGAAAGATCCGACTTGCTTACGATCTGGGATATTCGGCCATGAACAAAGACGCCTATTTCTATTGTGCCAAACAGACCGGAGCGATCGGCGCGCAGATCGGCGGCCTGATAAAGTCGATCGCAGAAAATAAGAGAAAATAATAAAATTTGGGGCAACCGTTAATTCGCACTTCACGCGCTCATTGGCGGCGGCAATTGGAACAACGGCGTTCACGACGGTTCGCGCGCGGTCAACGCCAACAATTACCCGTGGAACGTCAACGGCAACATTGGCGTGTGGTGCGTGTGTGACTTGTAAAATCGCATAGACCGCGCGATCTCCGGATCCACGGCAAGGGTTATATATATGAATAATCAAAATATATAGTCAGACGGTTCGCACAGACGGCCGGAAGGCCGTTCCCGTTCCGGAGAGAAGCCGGACAAAAGAACAAAGGCACCGCCGAAAAGTAGGCCTGAAATGGGGTGAAATGCGGTAGGGCAAACATGAAAACAATTAAAAACTTAATAGGTAAAATCTGTACTTTCCCGAACGCGATCAAAGCGTACATGAAGGCCCGGAAATGTAAAAGACTTCGCCCAGAAGTGTTGGAGTTTGAACAGAACAGGGAAGACAACCTTCAAAAAGCAATAGACGCCATACAAAGCGGTGAATATACGCCGGGAAAGTATAGAATTTTCAAAGTGTGGGAGCCAAAAGAAAGAATCATTATGGCGCTTCCGTTCTTCGATCGTGTAATTCAACACATGATCGTAAATATTATTGAACCGATTTTTGAAAAGCGGTTCATTTTCCATTCATACGCCTGCAGGAAAGGGAAGGGCGCGCACGAAGCAAGCGACACCCTTTCAAAATGGCTTTATGAACTGGAAGTGGTACAGGGGAAGAAAATCTATGCAATAAAGGGAGATATACACCACTATTTCCAGAGCGTAGCGCACGACGTATTAAAGAAAGAGATCCGGCGGTATATTTCAGATAAAGCACTTTTGAAAATTCTGGATCGGATCATAGATCACAACGGCATTTTCCCGCCGGGCGTGGGAATACCAGTCGGGAACCTTACTTCACAGTTATTCGCGAATGTATACTTGAACAAACTGGATCAATATGTAAAACACGTCCTGAAAATGAAATATTATGTTCGCTATATGGACGATTTTATAATATTATCAGAGGATCCGGAAGAGTTGCGGCACGTTCTGGAACTGATAGAAGAATTTCTTCGCCGGGAATTAAAACTGGAACTGAACCCGAAGACAACGATCCTTGCAGCAAAGAACGGAATAAACTTCGTAGGGTATATTCACTTCAAAGATCACAAGAGGGTAAGAAAGGACGCCATGCGGCGCCTAAAGAAATTATTAAAAGCCTTCGACACCGGGGAAGTAGAACTGGAAGACTTCGATCGTTCAATCGAAAGCAGGTTCGGCCACATGAAACACGCAGACAGCTATATTTTGATAGAGGAAACACAGGAGAAAATAAAAGAAATCAAGGAAAGGAAGGCGACGGCCTGAAAACAGGTCAGAAATTGCCGCCCTTTCCTTTTATTATCTTTATAAAAGAAAGGTGGTGAAAAACATGGAAAAGTTAATTTCTATCTATGCGGAAGCAGCGGGAAACACATTTTTGCAGTTGGTTTTGATCACGGTGGTGATCGACACAGTTTTCGGAGTTCTTCGCGCGATCAAGGAAAGAAGGTTCAATTCTGATTTCGGGATCAACGGTGCGATCAGAAAATGCGGAATGTTAGTTTGCCTTCTTGCACTGGTTACAGTGGATCACATTGTAGCGGTGAACCTGATCGGATTTATCCCGCAGGAAGTGCGCGCAGTAATGGCAGTTGATAGGATCGGAACAATGGAGTTCTTCGCGATCCTTTTTGTGGCCTATGAGATCATAAGCATTTTGAAAAATATGTATCTTTGCGGCCTTCCAGTGAAGAAGATCTGGCAGACTGTAAAGGCGTTTCTGCAGAAGTACACAGACGAACTTCCGACAGACGAAGAACCGGAAGAACCGGAAGCACTGGAAGAGGTAACAGCAGAGGAAGAAGGGGCGGCGAAATGACGAAAAAAGAATTTGTTTCACTGTTAGGAGAGCAGGCCCGCGCCGATATGGCAAAAACGGGGATCCTTGCAAGCCTTACGACAGCACAGGGAATACTTGAAAGCGGGTATGGTACAAGAGAACTTGCAGTGAACGCGAATAATATTTTCGGAATGAAAGCCGAACTTTCCGGCAATAACTGGCCGTCCGATTGGGGCGGCCAGACCTACACAAAGGAAACGAACGAACAGAAGCCGAACGGCGAAGTCTACACAATAACGGCAGCGTTCCGAAAATATGAGAGCATGGCCGAAAGTATCAAGGATCATTCCGATTACTTAGCAGGAGCGAAGAAAGGGAACGATCTTCGATACGCGGGACTTGTGGGCGAAAGAGACTATAAGAAAGCGATCCAGATTGTAAAGGCCGGCGGCTATGCGACGGACAATAATTACATTTCAAAAATATGTTCCATTATAGAAAAATGGAACTTGACACAGTACGACACACAGGAAGCGGGGCAGAATATGAATATTAAAATCATTGACGCAACCATGAAGAAAAGCCCGTGTTTGACAGGCGGGCGCACGATCAAACCGATCGGCCCTTATCTTCATTCTATCGGTTGCCCTTGCGAAAAAGCAATGAGCATAATTAACAACGAGAACCGCGCAGACGCCGGCGCCGGCGTTCACGCGGTTATTCAGCACACCGGGGAAGTTTATGTGGGACTTCCGATCAATCCGGAAAAGAAAACGGCCGTTAGAAACTGGCATGGCGGCAGCGGACCGAAGGGAAGTTGTAATAATACCCATATCGGCGTAGAAATGACAGAGCCGGCCACGATTAAATATACCGGCGGCGCGTCGTGGATCGAACTTTCCGACGGCAGCAACACGAAAGCGGTTGTTCTGAAAAATTACAGAAACGCCGTGGAATACTTCGCGTATTTGTGCCAGAAGTTCGAGTGGAACCCGGAGAAAGACGGCGTTATTCTTTCCCATTCGGAAGGACACGCCCGCGGGTATGCCACAAACCACGCAGACGTTGAACATATTTGGAAAAAGTACGGCCTGACAATGGATCAGTTCAGAAAGGACGTAAAAGCAGCCATGGCAGGCGGTACCATTTCAGTTACAGGATCGCCCGCGGTTACAGATACGGGAGCGCAGGGCGTGAAGGCGCTTTCTGGTGCGGTAACGGTAATTTATACCGGATCCGACGGCCTGAACGTGAGAACAACGCCTTCGTTCACTTCCGGAAATGTGAAGAAGGTTGTAAAAAACGGCGCAGCCTTCACAGTTACCGGAATTTCCAAAGATGAAAAATGGTACCAGATCAACGACGGCGGGGCAGCGGCCTATATAACAGCCGTTCCGGACTATGTTTCATTCAAGGCAACACCGGAACAGAAGGCAAGCACAGCGGGAACCGGTTATTTCAGAGTAAGAAAAGACTGGAAGGACGCGGCAAGCCAGATCGGAGCCTTTAAGGATAGAGAAAACGCCGTGGAACTGGCAAAGCAAAACGCCGGTTATTATGTCTTTGACAACGACGGAAACAGGATCTACCCGGAAGCACCGGCGGCGCCGGTTGCTGCAGAATACAAAGTGAGCGTGACGACTTCGGATCTTCGTATCAGGAAAGGACCGGGAACAACGTTCGACTACTGGAAGAAAGATGGAAAACCCGTCTACACAGGAAAGGGAGCCTTTACAATCGTAGAGGAAGCAGAAGGCCCCGGCGCTTCAAAATGGGGCTTGTTAAAAGCCTACGCCGCAGGCCGTAACGGTTGGGTTTCCCTTGACTACGCAAAGAAAGCGTAAAACGTAACTATCAATAGTTCATGAAAACCCCTTGAAAGTCAGAAAAAAGGAATAATATGTCACCGAAACCCCGTCAATAAAAGGCGGGGTTTATTATTTAAAAAAATATAA